GTTGTTGTGCTTCACGGCGATGATCTTGGCCTGCATGGTGTGACCGCCGCCGCCGTTGGTGGTCGTGCCCATGGCGATCGACGCCTTCATGGCATCGCGCGAATCCGGATCGAGGATCGGCCCGTTGTACTTGCCGAGCGGCTTAGGCCCGGTCATGTCGTCGATGAGGTCCGAAGCCTCGCCGCGAATCGTCGCGGGGTAGTCCGTGTTCGGGAGCGGGCGCTGGCCCGGCGCGAGATCCTTGGACGCCATGAACGGCTGCTTGCGGGCGAGCCGGCGCGCGTATTCCTCGGCCCAGAATGCGTGCGTCGCCGAAGGGATGTGCCCCTCGCGGCAGCGGAAGTCATTGGTCGCCGTGCTGGGGAGCAGGCTATAGGACGTGACGTGCCGCACGAGCGACGGGACGCCGGTTGCGCTGAACGTCACCGGGCAGCCGCCGCTGTTGAGCGCCGTCTTGATCTCGGTCGCCGTCGGGATGTCCGTCTTGGCATACGGGGCCGGCATGTTGTAGACGGTGCCTTTGCGCGCGTCGCTCGTATAGCCGGTGAGATTCGCGCTCGGGTGGTCGCGGAACATCGATGACATGACCGCAGCGTTGTGGGCCGCGATCATCATCGGAGACCACGGGCTGTTTTCCGCCCAGAAGAAGAAGCAGAGCGGGTTGTTCACCGCGGTGGCGACGGTGACTAGCTGCGCATTCGTGCCGACGAGCCCGAAGATCGCGCACTGGTCCTTGCCGTTGATCGGAAGCGCCTGCGTGGTGATGTTCGCCGCGTGCTCGCCGATGCCGTTGTCCGTCGAGGTGGGCGCGCTCGTCGCGTGCTTCGCGCTGACCTGGTAGTAGTACACGCCAGCGTTGGCGATCGTGCTGTACGCCGTGGTGAAGTCGTCCGTGCCGGTGCCGTTCGTCACGGCGCTCTTCACGCACGTGGTTGACGGGCTCTTGGTGTAGGTGGCGATCAGCCGCGAGAGGGTGAGCGTCCCGCGGTCGCCGACGTTCGCCGCGGTGACCGTGACGATGTGCTCGCTTCCGCCGCCGCCAACCGCCGCCGTGAAGGGCCACGACCCGCTGTCGGCGTTGGTCAGCGCAGTGACGAAGTTAGCCGCCTGCGCAATCGCCGTGTCGCCGGTCTGGACGGTCATGTAGATCGTCGAGCCGCCCCACTGGATCTTGAGGGTGGTGTCGAGCGTCGCGGCGTTGGTGAACGTGAAGGTGCAGGTGCCCTGCGTCCCGCCGCCGGCTTCGGTCACAGCGTAGAAGTAGTACGTCTGGTTCGGGTCGACCTGGATCGCCGCCTTCCACCCCTGGTACAGTTCGCTGCGGGCGCCGAGGAGATCCCGCGCCGTCTGATCGTCGGACACCGGATCGCTCACGGTTTCGAGCGTCAGCGAGCCGGCCGATGTCTTGTTCCCGATCAGGATGGTCACCCGACCTTCGCCGGAGCCGAGCGAGTCACTCTGCGCGAAGTCGATCTCGCGGCGGATGGCCGGCGTGGGATCATCGCCGATGCCTTGCAGGAAGCTCATGTCACTTCACCTCGGGCGCGGTGCGCGCCGGCTTGGCCGGGGGCGTGGCGAGGAGCCCGCGCGCGGCGTCGTGGTTGTCGGCGATGCACTCGCGGATCAGGGTCAGCTCCTCGTTCTTGATGGCGCTTCGCAGGTCGGCGCTGTCGAGGATCACCTCATCCGCCGGCTCGTAGAGCGAGACGAGCGGACCGGGGGGCGCGGCGGGGTTGTGCTTCATGCCCGCAATGCGCATCGGGCTCACGCCGACGGCGTGCGGATTCGGCACGAGGACGCCAGCGCGCCCGCGCACCAAGAGGAAACGAGGCATGGTGATCTCCGGTGTGGTGTGGAGGCTGCGCCCGTGGCGCTCAGATCATCAGGTGGCTGTCGCGCACGAGCCAGTCGGTCCCGTTGAAGTAGGCGACCGCATGGGCGCGCGCCGAGACGGGAAATGTGACGAGCGTTCCGGCGCCCGCTCCGCCGTTGACGATGGCCACTGTGTACGCGCCGACATCGAGGCGCGTGAACTCGATCCAGTCACCCGCGACGGCGTTCTCGGTCGAGAGCGTCAGCGTGGCGTTGGCACTCAGCGCGCCGACCGGGATGCGCCGCCACCGCTTGCCGCCGACCTTGATCGTGGCGGTGCCGGCGATGGTCTCGCCCTGGTCATCCTCGCGCGTGCGAAGCCATGCGCCCGCGGCGCCGCCGCCCGTGGGGACGATCGCGGTGTAGGCGTCCTCGACAGCGCTTGACCCCGGTGCCCACCGATAGGGCACGCCGGGCAGGTCAAGAAAGAGGGCGTAGTGCGCGACGGGCGGGCCGAGCGTCGAGCGGGCAGCGTCGGTCGACTGCCAGACGCGGATCGCTTGGACGGCGGAGTCGTTCACGCTTCGCTCCCGTCTGCCGCGGGCAGGTAGCCCTCTTTGATCGTCACAACGTCGGCCATGTCGCCTTGCTCGTTCGTGCTGATCATGGTGAGCAGATCGCCGGCCACGTCATCGGGGTCGACAGGCGTGCTCACGTCGACGCGCTCACACACAGTAAACGTGCCGGTGAGCGCCGGGTATCCGCGCTGCACCTGGCCTGCTGCCTTGCCTTGGTCGGCCGTGCTGCCGTTGCTAGGGACCTCGAACATGAAGCCGGCAGCGCCGCCTGAGTATTGAAGCCACATGAGGTCAAGGCTCTGGACGATCGGCGTGCCAGCGGGTGCGCCGTTGTACCCGTAGGACGGGTGCCAATTCTCATTAGCCAGCTTGGCGAACACGCCGTCCACAATGCCTGGGATGCCGGCGCGCGCCTTTGCGCCGCCGGGGTTCACAGTCTCGGCAAACATGTAGAGCGCCTTGATCTTGCGAATGCGCCGGCTGTAGATCGTGGTCCACTGCGTGACCTGCGACTCACCGTCCCACCACATGAACAGCGACGGCTTGGGCAGCCGCACGTGCGCCGTCTCAGGGTTGAACGGGTAGCAGTTCACTGCGGGGCAGGCATCCAGGATGGCGGCGCCGCTTGTCGGTCCATGCAACTGCGCCAGCCTGTCATTGAGCGCCCACCGGATCATGAAGCCGGCGAAGTCGAGCAGTCCAACGACGGTGGGATCCTCGATCGCCGTATCGGCCACGCCGAGCGGCGCGGGTAGCGCCTGCGTCGCGATGATGCTGTCGGCGATCACTTGGGCCCAGCGCGGTCAAGAGATTGCAGGGTCAGGGTGTAGCGGAGCGAGCCTGTGCCGTCGCCCGCGGCCGGACCGTCTCCGCTGTCCACGCCGACGAGCGCGTAGCGGATCTCGCCGTTGGGCCCGTTCAGGATGTAGAAGAACTCTTGGTTTGCTGGCTCCGGCGCACTCAGCGGGCGCAACTGGTCCAGCGTGTAGCCGATCGTCCCGTTGCTCGGGGTGATGTGCGAGACCTTGACGGTGTTCTCGTCGATCTCGCGCACCTTCGGGTTCGGCGTGAGCACGAGGTCCACGTCCGTCGGCTGCCCCATGCCGACCATGCCGCCCGACCACGTGCGCAGTCGGCGCGTGACGGTATACCGACGCAGCCCGAGATCGGCGACGAGCGTGCGGGCGCTGTTGAGCACCGGGAGCAGGTTGACGGCGAGGCTCACACGTCACCCGAGCGGAATGATGCCGCTGTTCTGCGCCGACGGCGCGAAGAACCAATCGCCGGTGTAGCCCTTGGTCCCGAAGGCGTCATGGACGATGGGGACGCCGAGCGCCTGCGACAGTCGCGAGCAGAACATGCGCCCGCGTGCCTTGTAGCCCTCGATCGTCGCGTTGCCCGCGTTGCCGGTTGAGCCGGCGTACCACTCCACCTCGTCGGCCCTCTTGAGCCCGGCGGTCGTCATGGCCGTGAGCAGGCTCGCTTCCACCGTGGCAAGGTCGGCCAGGATGGAGCGGATCTCCGCCACCATGGGCGCGTCCTGTGCGCCGATGCGGTCGAGTTCCACTTCGAGCCGCGTGTCCTTGTAGCGCAGCACGCTCGGGATGCCGAGGTAGCGGCGGATAAGGACGCGCTCGGCATTCGAGAACATGGCGGCTCCGTGCGCTCAGGTCAGCGCGGCTTGTCCTGCTTCGGCGGCTGCTTCGGCGCGGTGGCGAGTTCCTTGAGCGACTCGATCGCGCCGATGATGCTGTCCCCGGGCTTGATGCCGAGCGCATCGCGAAGCTGCGCCACGAAGCCCTCGCGGGCCTCACGCTCGGCGGCGAGCGCGTCTGCCATCTCCTCGACCTGCTTGTGCAGACCGGCGGCGTCCGCCTCAGCGCGCGCCTTGATCTGGTGCGCCCGCGTGCGCCAGACCTCCATCGTCTCCTCGTCCGGCGGCTGCTCGACGGGCTGGCCCGGCTTCAGCAGCAGAGGCATCCCCTTGAGCGCATAGGCGTAGCGCTCGGGGATGTTGACCTCACCGCCCGGCGGCACCTTGTAGGGCTTACCGGCGATCGAGAAGTTCAACTCTTGGGCAGACGAGGAGACGTAGATCATGCGAGAAGACGCGGGCACCGAAGCGCCCGCGCTCCGTGGTTGGCCGACCTCGCTGCGATCACCAGTTGGTGACGCAGTAGGAGATCGTGTCGGTGTTGGTGTTGGCGCCGGTGATCGCGAGCGAGCCGTCGCCGGCTCCCGCGGAGAGCACGCCCTTCAGCGTGTTGTTGGCCTGGTTCGTCACCTCGGTCAGCGAGACGCTGCTCTTTGTGGCCGACTTGACCCACAGGCTCGACACGGTGGCCGTGCTCGGCGACGCCGAGGACAGCGCCACCTGCCCCTTGCAGACGCGCGGGTAGGCCGTCACGGTGTCCGTGTCGACCACACCGGTCGCGGTAACCATCCACTGCCCCCCGAAGGCATCCCAGTTCGAGGTGCCTCCGGGGGCGATGTTGATGATGGTGCCGAGCGGGATCGTCGCGCCCGTGGCCCACCATGTCGGGCGGGTCCACGCCCCCGACGCCACGACCCATGGCCCGTTCTGCGAGCCGGTGGTCTGTGCGGCGAGGTAGACGATCATGCCTGCCGTGTTGAGCGCCACGCCGTCGACGGTCTGCGCAAGACCGGAGCGCGTGGCTTGGTTGGAGACGGCGATCGTGAGCGCCGGCAGCTCTTGGAGCGCCTCGATGTCGACGACGGCCGCCGCCGCGACGGTGCGCAGATCAGAGTCGACGGCGCCGCGGGAGGGGACAGAGATGGTAGATGCCATGGTCGGATCCTCCCGTCAGCTCGCGACCACGTTCACCATCACCGACCCGGGGGACGATGCGAGGTGAGCGATGAGCTGCGCCTTGATGTCGTTGAGCAGGGTGTTGAGCGAGGACTGGTCCGTCGCGTCGCTGGCCGTCACGATGTTCACCGTGTCATTCAGCGGGTGGACGGACGCCTGCGTGCGGTGGGCGTTGTACGCGGCCTTGGCCTGGTTCGCCCACGTGATGAGGTTCGCCAGCGATTCGCTCGCGACCGGGAGGCCGAAGGCGATCGTGTTGGTCGAGTCCGCGGCATCGTGCGCGAGCGTGTCCGCGATGTGCAGCACGTAGATCGGGTAGATGTCGCGCGCGAGCGTGCGCGAGGTCGCGAGGCTGGACGAGTCCGCCGCGGTCACGGTGCGCGTCGTCGCGACCGGGGCCATGTAGGACCCGCTCGGCGTGCTCAGGGTGTCGTGGTGGAAGTACGTCATCAGGCCGGCGACGACCTTGCGGACGAACAGGTTGTGGGCGGAAGCGAGCGCGAACGCGATGTCGTCCGCGCTCTTCCGAGTGGTGTAGGCCATCTCTGATTCCTCCTCGTGCGTTGTGGCTGCGGGTGGATCAGGTGGTCGCGACGTTCTTGCGGACGCCGCAGGCGTTGGGGCGCTTCACGACGAGCTGGAGCTGCGTCACGCACTCGAACCGATCGCTGTCGCCCTGCTTGCCGAGCGGGTGCGCCAGGATGCCGAGCGGCACGGGGCCGAAGCCGTCGTTCGCGTCGAGGATCACGCCGAGGCTCTCCAGTTCCGCCATGAACTCGGGCTCGGGCGGGAGGTACTGGATCTCGATGTAGTTCGTGTTGAGGTAGTAGATCTGCCCCGCCGTCGCGTCCTTGTCGCGGAGGAACATGCATCCGTCGACTTCGAGCGCCTGGTAGCCGGCGTCGAGCCGGACCACGCCGCGCGCGGTGGTGATGGTGTCGACGGTGTAGCGCCGCGTCGAGTCGAACAGCCCGCCGACCTTGTTGAAGACGGCCGTGGGGCAGATCGCGATGTCCGGCTGCTCGCCGCTCGCATCGTAGATGGCGCCGAGATCGGAGCGGATCTGGTCGAAGGTGAGCGCGGTCGCGACGCCAGGGTTCGACACGGTGGGGCGCCAGAAGGCGTTGCTCGACCGATCGATCATGGCGTAGGTGTTCGTGGTGTCGCCGATGGCCACGTCGAGACCACCGATGAGGGTGCCGGTGCCGGCCCCGCTGAACATGGCGGCGTTGAGCGTAGAGACGAGGGCCTCGTTCGCGCTGAACATGTTGGTGGCGAGCAACTGCGCCACGCCGTCCGGCGACCGCGAGGTCGCAGCAGCGCGGCGAGCCGTGCCGCTCACGTGGAAGTTGGCGCGGTAGTGCCCCCACTGGAGGATCGCTTCGCTCTGCGCGTCGGACCCGAAGTTCGAGGCGTCCGCGCCTTCGCTGTAGTTCTCCGCCACCTGCCCGCTGGAACGGGCGGCCCATGCGCAGTTCTTCCCCTCGCCGGGGACGATCGGGAGCGTCTTGAGCAGCGTCGACCGGCGGTTGACCTGCGGGATGAGACGTCCGCGGTAGTTCTGCGCGAGGACCTGGAGCGCGACTGTCTGAGTCGTGTCAGCCATGATGAATCAATTCCTGTCCAGCGGGGCTTGTGGTGAATCAGCGACCGAGGGCCGCGTTGCCGACGGTCTTCCCGAACTTCGCGGCGAACTTGTCTTCCGCGGAGCCGGTCTTGCCCGTTGACGGGTTGGGAATGGAGATGCGCGGCCGACCACCGCCCCCGCCCCCGCTAGGAGGGGGGATGTAGAGCTGCGCTTTCTTGGTCTTGAGGAAGGCGGCGACACCGCTCTCCACGTCGTGGCCATCCTCGGGATCATCCGAGGTGCCGAACTTCAGGCGCACGTCGCCATCGTCGGCAATCACGACCTGGCCGCGCGAGCGGAACAGATCGAGCACGTCGTCGATCGCCTCGGGGATCACCTTGCCAGTGAGTTCCTTGCGGACCCTCTCGTAGCCGGCCGCCTCGATGCGCGCGCGGCGCTCTTCGTCGGCGCGCTTGCGAGCCTCCTCGGCTTCCTTCTCCTGCTTGGCGAGCCGCTTGCTCTGATCGGCAAGCTGCTTGCGCAACTCGGCGAGCATCGGATCTGGCTCCGCCTTGCCGGGCTTGTCGTCCTGCTTGGCTTCCGGCTTCGCACTCTGCTCCGCCTTGGGCTTCGCCGCCGGCTTGGCCTGCTCGGCTTCGTGCTCCTCGGCGTCACCATCGCCCGCGCCCTCTGCCGCTTCCGCCGCAGGCTTGGGCTTGAAGGCTTCGAGCTGCTTGTCGAGGTCCTTCTTCAGCCGCCCCATGTGCGAGGTGACGGCCGAATTGACGACCTTGGGGAGACGCTCCGTGAAGAGCGCTTCCAAGTCCGCCATGGTGAGCGGCTTGGGCTGATCCTGCTTCTGCTCCGCGGCGTTCGTCCCGCCGTCGGTTCCCGGGGCAACGCCCCCGTTTGCGTCCGACATGATTCCTCCGGTCACGCCGCGTCGTAACGGCGTGTCGTGTGCGCAACGGGCGATATTGCCTGTCGCGTGGTGTCGCGCTTTCCCTGTCGAGCAGGGGGCCGCACGGCGGGCCGTAGTTGTTCAGCGCCTCAGCGCGGGAGCGGCTCCCACCCTGCGACGTAGATGTCCACCGCAGTCGGGTTGCCAGTCAGCGCGGAGATGCGCGGGTAGATGAGCCGCCCCATGACGTTGACGATGATCGGCACGCGCGAATTTGTGGCGCTGCCGGCGGCATCATAGATCCAGGAGTCTGCCGTTGTCGCCGTGGCGCCGGCACGGATGAGCGTTTGCAACGTCCACGTGGTCGCGCCGCCCGCAGTCAGCACAGCGAAGATCGCGACCGATTTCCACCCGGTACAGAGCACACCGTCCGTCTGCGGGAAGTGCGCATCGTCGATTGTGGACGAGTCGGCCGTGACGGGCGCACCGGTGAGAGCGCGATGCAGCTTGGCCAGGTTGCCCGCTGTGGCGCCGGGGGAGACGATGGCCATGGTCTATGCTGCCTCACTCGAAAGGGGCGGGATGCGCCCCGGGATGAACACCAGGTGGTCGCTGCAACGGCAGCCGACGTGAACGTGGCCAGGTTCGCGACCACCGCGAAACTTGAGCCCGGGGATCGCGAGAGCGCCGTGCATGTCTCTGCACACCTTGCAGACGCGCTTGTCGAGCGTTGCGTCCCACCGCTTGAGCACAGCGACGAGCCACGTGGCCCCGTCGTTGCGCTTCGCCTCGGCGGCAGTCACGTCGTCGCGGGCGTCGTTGTACGCCTGCGCGTTCTCGGTCGTCGCGATGCGCTTGACGCGGTAGTCGAGCCCGTCGGCCGCAGCCGCTACTGCCGCTCCCGGCGAGGTGTCGGCATCCTCGTCAGCCGCCCAGTCCCACAGCGCGCCTGTGGTCGCGTGCGTCCATGCGGCGGCGTAACCCGCTGCCGTTGCGCCTGCCGCCGCTCTGTCCGTCGGCTGTAGCGCGGGGACACGGGGGAGAGGACCAGGATCGCGAAAGCCGTGCTGACGCACCTCGCGGCGGACCAGTGCCCACTCGTCATCAACGCGCGCCGTTGCCGCCTTGCGGGCATTGCCGCGGGCGCCGAGGAGCGACGCCTCGACTTGCTTGTGCAGGTCTGTCGCAGCCGTCCGCAGCACGTCCGCGCCGCGCTCCGCCGTGGCTCGCCGGTCGGTCGTCTGCGCCCGAGCGACATGCGCCACTGCGCGATCGGTCGCCTTGGTAACCGTCTGCCGAAGCGTGGCCAGCGTGTGCGCCTCCGTGGTCAGGAGCGCCGTGCGGTTCTTCGCGGCGAGCGCTTCCCAGGGGTCGGCCACAGATCACGCCTTGCCGCTCCACAGGTGGTCGGCGATGAAGTTCAGTTTCTTGCTCGCGTCGCGCATGAGCTGCGTCACGAGGTCCAGCGCATCCGGTGCGCTCGCGTCGTTGCAGACCTCGGCAGCGTCGCGGGCGTTGGCGAGGAACACCTTGCCGCGCTCGGTCAGCGCCTCACAGTGCGCCATCCCGTCCACCAAGTCGGTCGGGTAGGGGTCGAGCCGGCTGCCCTCGGCGACTTGCTGCGCCGTGCCCACGGGGGCGGCGCCAAGCTCGCTGAGGTACTCACTTACCGTGTCCACGTGCCCGGAGAGGGCGGCGGCGAGTTCACCGAACAGCAGGTGAAGTTGCCACGTCGCCGGCCCGCGGACGGACCAGTGGGCGAGATACGCCGCAGCCGTCAGGTCTTGCAGGTCCAGCGAGAGGGCGGTGAGTGCGCCGACAAGATCGCGACGCTCCTCGTCCGTGTAGGGGAGCAGGGCGGGCAGAAGGGCCGACGCTGCCATCAGGCAGCCTTCCTACGCACGCCCATGAGCTTGCGCTTACCGGCGATGGGCTTCGGGACCGCGGGCGCTTTACGAGGCGCCTGGCGCGACTGCGCAGGCATCGGCTGCGAAGGTGGCTCGGCGTCCTCGCTGACTGGCTCCTCGTCCACCTCGGGGACCATGGCTTCGGCGAGGTCGACCACGGCAGCGACGCCAGCGTCGATCTCGTCGCGGATCGCGTCCTTCGTGGGCTGCGCCGCGTTCGGGAGCAGCGCGTCACCGACGCGGACCATGAGTTCCTTGCGCAGCGTGGTGCTCGGGATGGCCAGCGTCTCGACGGCACGGATGGTCTCGACGAGCGAGGCGGCGTCCGCCACGCTGAACACGTCGAACCCGTCGATCGCCCATACGATCTCGTCACCGCGGGCGAGGCTCACCAGATCGTACGTCGCCTCGATCGCCTCGCGGCAAAGCGCGCCGTAGACGCGGAGCACCACCTCGGTGCTGTTCGCGTCGGCTTGCTTGCTCTCACCCGAGCGTCCGACGGCGGCGGCGTTGTTGTTCACGCCCTGCGCCATCTGATTCGCGACGCGGTAGACCTCTTGCTGCAAGGTCTCGCACCGCTTGGCGAGCACGTCGAGGTGCGCCGTAGGCGGAGCGATCCACGTCGCCTTTTCGTTGACGCCGATCTTGATGTAGTAGCCGGCGCCCATGGTGGGCGGCGTCTCGTCGCTCTCAAGCTGAAACACCGGCATCGCGTAGCAGGTGCGCTTGATGCTCCAGTCGAGCGCGGCGCTGTTGCGGAAGTGAGCGATCTGCGGGTCGGCGAGCCGGCGCATGAGCCAGAAGCCCTCAAGCGCGCCAGACGAGACGTTGACGGCCTTGCCGCCGACCTTCACCTTGATCCCGCGCGTACCCACGAAGCCCAGCCGGATGAGCGGCACGCGGCCGAAGGGGTTGGGCTTCGTGCCAATGAGCTTCGCGTCCTCTGGGCGCGGCTCTTTCGCCGGGTAGTCAACGCCCCACGTCTCGACGTTCTCGGCCGTGTAGATCGCCCACCGCTCGCAAATCGTGTCGCGGTCTTTCTTGGGATCCTCGCGTGGCATCTCGATCGAGTAGACGATCGCCCACAGGAGGTTGCCGCGCGCATCGGCGTGGAAGTCCACCACCTGCTCGTTGTCGAGCGGAGTCAGCATCACATTGCCGCGGCCCGAATCCTCCCACTGTGCGCGGTTCGCCGGCTCCGGCGTGTCGTCGTCCGGGATCTCGGCGAGCCACCAAGCGCGCCCCTTCACGAGCGCCTCCGTGAAGCGCTGCCGCACGAAGTCAACCAGATCCGTACCCGCGCCGTCTACGTCCTCTTTCCACACAGCGTAGAACGGATCGGCGGTGACCGCCTTGCCGTCGTGCGTGGTCGCCTTGACGGCGAGCGATGCGCTCAGGAGCTTGGCGGCGAACCAGTCGCAGATCGGCCCGGCGTACCCGGTGAAGTGCGCCTCTTCGCAGCGGGAGTTGTAGACTGCGGGCGGCTCGCTCGGGTTCTTCGGGAGGAACTCCGCGATGCGCGATCGGAAGACATCGCCGCCACGATAGAGCGCGTCGTGCTTGCGCCACACATCCGGCTGGTACGTCGGGTGCTGCGCGGCGAGCGTGGCGATCTTCATGGGGCGGTGAGGTCAGAAGAGACCGAGTGACTGCGTGCCCATGCCGCGGGGAATGGGTGGGGCCATGCTTGGCGCGAGCTTGTCGTGCATCGC